CCGCCTGTTTGTCTTTATGCGGTTGCGGTTTTCTGTCTTCGGCGAGAGAAAGCCTGCCTCAGCCTCCCTTTACTCCGCCGTTTTCGTGTGGTCCCCGCCATTTCAGCACAATCTGCTGTCTCTTCCCGGCGCAATCTACCGGGGATAAAACGAAATGTATAGATAGTGATCGGTTAGAATAGCGATGCATTGAACGAACGATCAAGCGGTTAGCAGCGCGACACCCCCGGGCGCTGCCCGAAACGAAATGTGACTTTGGTGTTACTTACGTGTTACATTCGTACGTGATCTGAACGCGTCGTTCAGCGTGTAATGTTACTTTGCCGCCAAAAGCAGTCTATGATGGCTCTATTTTGGCGGCTTTTTTACGCCCATATCCCCCGTACATGGGGATTAGAGCCAGTTTATTGCCTTTTACTACCTTTGTTGAATAACCTCTTGTCTGAGCGTTCAAAAGGCGTTCAGAGGCTCTTTGTGCCGCTTTTGAACGCTTCGCCTTCGTCGTTCGTTTGTTCTGCTTGATTCGATTTAGGGGGACATTAAGGGGGACGTTTAGGGGGACATGTTTTCCGAATAAAAAAAACGAAATATCCACGTTAGGGGGACATTTAGGAGGACAAATTCGTGTAAAAATTTGCTTCGTATAGTATCGTTACGCACATAATAACGATTGAATTTGCATGAAATAGGCGGTATAACACCCCCTTAATGACATGGTAAAATAAAACATATTGGCGCGTATAGCGCTGAATGTGTGTATTTTGCGGGACAATGGTGTATGAATATTCATCAAAGGTGCGCGCGACGTCTTTCTCTACCCCATTGTGTTGAACCGAATGCTCGCTTTAACAAGCGCAAGAGCTTGAATGGAATCAATCGGTATATCTTTCGGTGAATGATGAGGATTGTGGCTGACGAGCCGGACATAGCGGTCGTCGTCTGTTTTCTGGATGTACTTGATCGTGATATAACTCTCGCCGTCAATGCGGAACGACAATAAGTACATCTCACCCCAGAAGATGTTTTTCGACCCGTTGGGTACCTCTTTATATAGGACTATGTCGCCGCTTTTCAGCAACGGATACATCGAATCTCCCCGGACGTAGACGGCCCCGTCGCACGGAGGCAGATCCGGGATCTGAATGTGGCTGATAGGTGTTCGGCGGCCTTGCTCGGTGAATAGAGCGACCAGCCCGGCCGTCGCATCGAGCTCGTATAAAGGAACACTCTGAACGTCGACTCGCCGATCCGTTCGAAGCGTGAATTGCGACTGAACTGTTGCAGTGCCAACCTGGGTGTCTTCATCTCGGATCATGCTCCCCTTGCCGGAGAGCAGCCATTCAGCCGATATATTCGCATTTGCGCATACTTTCTCCAGAACATCATACGAAGGCTTGCCTTGGCGGGTGCCAACGACATTTTCGATAACGGTTGGCGATATGCCCACCTGTTGTGCGAAAGCTCGCTTATTACCCGAGTATAAGCGACTTATAATCTCCGCAAATCGACCGTTAATACCAGTGCTGTTTCCCATATTCGCAAAAGCGTAAAAATGTTCGCAAAATATTTTGATTATTCGCATTTGCGAATTATATTTGCGTTGTCTTAACAGGTTAAGACGCGGTAAAGATAGTGAAAATTACAAGAATAACGAAAATGGGAACTGATATTAAGAGATGGCACACGCAGAGTTACAAGGATCGGGTTTGTTTTTACCTGATCATTCGTGGAATCGCCTTCAGCTACACGCCCGACTTGGGAATTGTTTTCGAGGCCCCGAAAGCCTTTGTGGATCAGATGGCAACCACCTTGATGATTGCCTACGGATGCTCCCTCAAACCGATCATTAACGAACTCAAATAAAGCAATGACAAAGCAGGAATTCGAAGCCCGCACGGGCTTGAAAGTAAGCTCCGAGGATTATGTTCGGATCGAAAGTATGTACATGGCTGCCGGCAACATGGATAAGGACTTGTTCTGTGCCGAATACAAGAAGGTGGGGACCAGCGCTCTGGTGGACGAACTTTTCCGGCAGGTGCTTGCCCTGAAGGGGCAACTCGCAGAGCGCAACAACGAGTTTTATGACGCAGTTCGCTGGCGAGCCGATGTCGCGGAGTTCCTTGTCGGGAAGTCTGCAGTGCACAAGGATGACGACGGCGAGGACTTCTACCGGGTCGCGCTTCGTATCGCCGGTCGGAACGACTGCGTCCGCACCAAGCTCGAATATGGATATCCCCTGAACGGAGAGGATATCACCTTCCTCAAATCCCGGTTATAGTCTCAAGTGTCAATCAAACAACCAAGCAAACAATGAAATACATCAAAATCCAGCCAGCAACGAGATCGCGCATTTGTCGCATGCTGGGAGTCAGTCGAGTAACATTGTGGTCCGCCCTGACCTATCAGACGCAGAGCGCGCTGGCCGAACGGATCCGGAAGTTTGCCATGCGAGAAGGCGGCCGTGTGGTGTGTGAAGTCGATGTGACGAATGGGTTCGTGCCCAATTGCGAAACGACCTTCTCGCACGGCGACTCAACGGACGGACACGTCCGTCAGATCACACAGACGTTTGCCAACGGCGTGGGGGTCGTTCTGACGGGCGAAGAGGCCACGGCCGAGATAACCCGGAATGGCAAACCGGTGAAGTCCTATGCGAACGTAACGCTCGGCGACTGGATGCAGATTGCCTATGAGGCGCAAAGCCTTTCGGATTCACTCAGCCCTCAACTTCGATAGAGTATGAACAACACGCGACGAAGAGTTCTCGACGAACTCGTTGAACGCCTCGAGGAGGTTAAGGCTCGACTGGAAGAGGTCCGGCAGGATGAAGAGGAGAGCTACGACAACCTCCCGGAGGCATTCCAAGAAGGATCTCGAGGGGAACGGATGCAGGAGGCGATTTCACGGATGGAAGATGCATTCGGATCGATCGAGGAGGCGATCGACGGGCTGACAGAGGCCCGTGAATAACGGCTGGCCCCAATAGCTCAAAGGTAGAGCAGCGATGCGCATGGTCAAGACAGCAGGTTGCCGGTTCGAGTCCGGTTTGGGGCGCAAATGAAGCAAATGACATGGAGTGGTTCGGAAACATAATAGCTGTAACGAAGCATGATCTGACGAGGTCGGATGATGGCGAAGGCGTTATGAGCGCCGATTGTTACAAGAAGCTCGTGGCCCGGGGGCAACTTACGATGCTCCGGCCGGGCAAAGGGCTTGGATCGTACGCGCTGATTGAGTACGCTTCGATGCCGAGCCGGTTCCGTGACCGGTTCGAGGCCAAATACGGAGATCCAGAGAAAACGATGAGACAAAATGAGATTGCATTGGCAGCCGATCCGGAGGCGCAGCGGTTCTTTCACGATCACCTGCTGCCTAACGGAGAGCATCTGCCCGAGGAGAAGCAGAACGAATATACGTTGAACGCCCGGGTGCTGAACGCCCTGCGTGACATGTTCAACACCCAGCGGGCGATGCGCCGCGCGTGCAACAACAACACCCCGGTGATCTGGACGAATATCTTTGCTGCAGCCGAGCAGCTCCGGGCGGCATACGGGCATACGCTGCCCAAGAGTGAGGCCCGCCTGCGCGATAAGATGCGGCAGTACGCAAAGGAGGGCTATGCCTGTCTGGTGTCGGGGAAATTCTGCAACAGCAACACGCTCAAGATTACGAAGGCTGCCGGGCGTCAGATCATCGCATTGCGCCGGTGCCGTGTGCCGGTGTACACGACGCAGCAGCTCTTCGACGAGTTCAACCGGATTGCCGCCCAGCGTGGCTGGAAACCTCTCGAATCGAAGGCTTCGCTTGTCCAGTACCTCGAGCGCCCGGAGATCAAACCCCAATGGTATGACGCCGTGTACGGGGAGCTGGCCGCCAAGCAGCTCTTCGCGCGCCGGAACAAGACCGTGATGCCAACCCTGCGAGACTCGCTGTGGTATGGCGACGGAACGAAGCTGAACCTCTACTACAGGGCAGTCGAGAACGGTCGCTGGGTGGTGCGTACGGCATCGGTATACGAGGTGGTTGACGCCTACAGCGAGACGCTGCTCGGCTACGCTGTAAGCGACACGGAGAACTTCGACGCGCAGTTCCGCGCCTTCCGCATGGCAATCGAGACTTCCGGCCACAAGCCGTATGAGATTGTCACCGACAACCAAGGCGGCCAGCGCAGCAAGGTTGCGCAGCGCTTCTTCGCCAACATCTGTCGGGTGAACCGCCCGACAGCTCCTTACAATGCCCCGTCGAAGAGCATCGAATCGATCTTCGGACGCTTCCAGCGGCAGGTGCTGCACCAAGACTGGCGATTCACCGGAGGTAATATTTCCTCGAAGGAGTCGTGGAAGATCAACCGCGAGTTCCTCGAGGCGAACAAGGAGCAGCTCTACACCTACGAGGAGATGCTCGCGGCCTATGCCGCCGCCCGAGGCCAGTGGAACTCCATGCCGCACTATGAGACCGGAGTCGCCCATGAGGAGATGTATCGCACGTCGGTCAATCCGGAGACGGATCCCGTGACAGAGCTGGATATGATCGACCTGTTCTGGCTGACGACCGAGCGCCCGAGCCTCTTCTCGGCTGATGGCATCACCATCCAGTACCGCAACCGAAAATACACCTACGAGGTGCTCGACGCCTCCGGCCGGCCCGACATGGAGTGGCGGCGGGAGAACACCGGCCGGTCGTTCTTCGTGCGCTTCGATCCCGACCGCATGGATCGGGCGCTGCTCTACGAGGAGACCCCGATGGGACTGCGCTTCGAAACCGTGGCCTATCCGTATCTCACGGTGCGCCGAAACATTCAGGAACAGCGGCCGGGCGACATGGAGCTGCTCCGATGGAACGACGCTCAGATCAAGGAACAGCGCGTTCGTCGCCAGATCGAGAATTATGCACTCGAGCTCGAGCATGGAGTCGCCCCGGAACAGCACGGGCTCCGCACCCCGGCCATCAAGGGAATCAGCGAACGGGAGTTCGAGCGACTGGCCGATACGGTCATGGTAGTGCCGACGACGCCGGCCTCCGAGCCGATCGCGGTTGGCGAATATACCAAAGCTGTAAGCAATACGGACTACGATCCGACCTCCATTTTCAACAGAATGTAACTTTCAATCACAGCCAATATGAAACAGTTATCACTTGAAGAGAAGAAGAGCATTCAGGCTCAACTGCAGGCGTATGTCGCCAAGTATCCCAGCCAGGCGAAGGCCGTTAATTCACTGACGGGGGTTAGTGTTGGAACTATCAGCGTAATTCTGAACGGCAAGTTCGACGGCGTCAGCGACGAGATGTTTGCGCGCATCCGCGCCCAGGTGGCGCCGGTCGGTGCCAGTGACTGGAACCTGTGCGAGACGACGGCGTTCCGGGAGTTGAGCGCCATCTTCGAGGACGCGCGGCAGAACAAGAATGTCGCATGGATTGTCGGCAGCGCCGGAATCGGAAAGTCTACGGCCGCCAGGGCCTATGCCGCCAGCCACGAAAACGTCTTCCATATCTGCTGCTCGGAGGATATGCAGCGCGGAGATTTCATCCGGGAGCTGGCCCAGAAGATCGGTATCAAGAGCAACAAGGAGAGCCTGCGGGAGCGCCTGCAGATCGTTACCGACCAGTTGAAGACGCTCGACAATCCGCTGCTGATCTTCGACGAGGGGGACAAGCTCATGGACTGCGTCTTCTACTACTTCATCTCGATCTACAACGTCCTCGAAGGCCATTGCGGCATCGTGTTCCTGTCGACGGAGTACATCAAGCGACGCATGGAGAATGGCCTCGCCTACAACAAGAAGGGGTATGACGAGATCTTCTCGAGAGTCTGCCGTCGCTTCATCGACCTCACGCCGGTGACGGCTCACGAGGTGGATGCTCTCTGCAGGGCCAACGGGCTCGACGACGATCGAAAGATCGCCGAGGTGGTCAAGGACGCATCGACCTGCCGGTTCGACCTGCGACGTGTCCGCAAGGCCGTACACAAGACCCGTCGCATCGCCGAAATCAGAGGTTAAACGCTATTCAAACGACGTTCAAATGGGCCGTACACTATCCGCAAAACAAGTCCTGACGATCAAGTACCGCACGATCGCGCCCGGAGGTATCTGGGCCGATTGTGTCGGCACGATCGGCCGCTCCGGCGTGATCTTCTTCTGGGGCAACAGCGGCAACGGAAAGACCTCGGCCGTGATCTCGTTCTGCCGCGAGCTGTGCCGCCTGGGTCTGCGCGGTCTCTACCTGTCGAAAGAGGAGGGTGTCGATCTGACCATGCAGGAGACGCTTCGCCGATTCAATATGGCCGAATGCGGCAGCCGCTTCCAGATCGACGGCCGCATGACCATCGAGGAGCTCGACGAGAGGCTCTCGAAGCCTCGTTCGGCCGACTTCGTGGTGATCGACTCGTTCCAGTACGTTCAACTGAGCTACAAGGAATACATAGCCTTCAAGGAGCGCCACCGCAACAAGCTGTTGATCTTCGTCAGTCACGCCGACGGGAAGCGCCCGGACGGGCGATCGGCCACCAAGGTGATGTACGATGCTGCGCTGAAGATCTGGGTCGAGGGCTACAAGGCCTTCAGCAAGGGCCGCTTCATCGGGCCGACAGGCGAATGCACGATCTACGAGGAGGGCGCCCGTCGCTATTGGGGGGGGGTAAACCAGTAAAACAAAATGATATGGACCTGAATTCACAAAACAAGGTAATGCGGGCCGGTTTCATGATCATTCGCAAGGATGATCAGCCGCAGCCGCGAATCAAGTGCAAACAGTTCGGATTTCCCGATTGGCGGACGCTCGAGAAGTTCTCGACCAAGGCCGAACGGGACCGGCGATTCAAAGAGCTGACGAAAGACAGCACCATCATCGAGGATTAGACATGAAGACAATGAAGATCTACATCAGTGGCAAGATCTCCGGGCTGCCCATCAGCGAGGTGGTCACCAAGTTCCGGGAGGCCGAGCGGAAGATCCGCAAGTTCGGGCAGACCCCGATCAATCCACTGAACAACGGCCTCCCCATCGAGACGGAGTGGGCCGACCAGATGGGCAAGGACATCGCGCTGCTGCTGCGCGCCGATGCAATCTACATGCTGCCGGATTGGCAGCACAGCGATGGAGCAACCATCGAGTATCTGATCGCCCGACAGAGGCGAATGCGAATTTTTCTGGCCGAAACCTTCGACGCGCATGTTGCGCTCGAGATGAACAAGATTCTGACCCATGAAACGGAAGCGTAACTATTCACGGTTGTATGCCATTGCCAAGGCCAAAGGCATCGACCTCGAGGAGCATAAGGAGGTGCTGGTGTCGCAGTTCACCGGAGGGAGGACAACCTCCCTTCGGGAGATGACTCCGGCTGAATACGAAGAGATGTGCGAATGCCTCCAGACCGGCAAGTCAATCGGGGATGACACGGCCGAGTACAAGGAACGGCTTCGCAAGGCGCGATCGGCGGTATTGAACCGGATGCAACGCCTCGGGGTGGATACGGCCGACCGGACATTCGCGGCCGTAAACCGGTTCTGCATGAACTCCCGCATCATTGGCAAGCCGTTCGGGCTGCTTTCCGTTGAGGAGCTGCAGGCGCTGATCCCGAAGCTGGAGGCGATCCTGCGGAAACCTCGGACCGTAAAGCCCCAGCGCATCATCCACATTCCGTTGTTCATTCGACCTGATCAATTGCCGAGCTGATGGAGAAGCCTACGATTACGATCGATCCGGCAGGGCCGGGCGGAAACGTCTTCGCGGTGATGGCCGAGGCGAGATCCGCGATCATTGCGGCGGCCCGGAAGGCCAGTTTCATGAAGGCCAGAGAGGACAGAGAACAGGATGTCGCGGCTGCAGAGGCAGAAGCGGGGACCATGATGCGGGAGGTGATGCAGGCCCATTCATACGATGAGGCGCTGTGCATCATTCGGAGATATGTAACGATTCAAGAGAAAGGAGGTAGCCTATGAGGTAGTTCCATCTCGGGCAGCGACAGGCAAGACAACTATGGGAAAAGTTGGCTGTTTGAAAAGCAAAATCAAATCAGAGGTTCGAGTCCTCGGCTGCCCGCAAACCTTACAAAGAGAACAGATATGCAGTGGATCAAAGAACCGGTCCCGTTTACCGGGTATTACGAGCAGATGCTCGCCCTCGACAAAAGGGAGGCAGCGTTGCTGGCAAGGATCCTTCAAAAGCCGTTGAAGGAGCTTCGAAAACGTCTTGAACGACTGGACGACATTCATGAGTCCGGGGAAGCCACCGAGCGGCAGGAGAACCGCCGCTGTGAAACAGAGGAGAAGGTGTCGCTGCTTGAGTATTTCATTGAACTTTCACCAAAAGAATAGCCTATGAAACGGATATTATTGGGCATCGCCGCGCTGCTTGTGACGGGATGCTGCTCATGTCGAAAGACGATCGTATTTGTGGAAGTCCCCTATACGGCGAGCTGCAGCTATTTGTCGGTTGGCCGAGAAGTGCGCCCATCAGCGCCGCGGTTCATCCCCCGCAATCGCAGGGATTCGTTGCTGATGAAGGTGATGGAGGCAAGTATGAAGGCCAAAAGAGAGACCGATGAGGCGACAAGACATCTCAACCCGTTGTATCGATAACCACGAAACGATCATGGCGATGAACGGCAAAGAACGGGCAACTCCGGCCCTTTTCATCAACGGCCGGCCAGTCGGAGATGTGCAAACGATGAATTTTACTGGAGATGACAGCGAGGCTACGGCATTTTCGCCTCTCCTTACGATGGCGGGCGAATTTGCAATGATGGGGCAGTCGGTCTTTAAGTATTCTGGAGCGATAGTGAATGTGCAGCCAGTCTTCGTGCGAATACTGAAGTGGCTCCACCCATCAGGCCATCGACGGATACGTCGGCACCGATCGGTGCCGATAAAACGCGGCTCAAGCAAGCGCCGCAAACAGCGGCTGACGAGGCTTCGGCGACGCCGAAAACGGCAAGTCAAGCGGATGTCGTAACGCCTTGAAAATAAGTGCGAATTGTCTTGCGTGTACGGAATAGTAGTGTTATGTTTGTCATACAATTAAACGGATTGAGAACCAATAAAATAAACAGATATGAAACGAGAAAAAGCACTTCAGATTGCAACGAATTTCTACACCTTTCGCATGGGGAGTGAGCCGGTATCTATGACCGTGAAATACGAGGATCCCAAAGATGGCCGCGTGGTGCTGGTCGCAGCCGATCACGACACAGAGGAGGACGAGGAGGTTCTGTACGAAATCGAGATTAACCCGGCGACCGACTCGATCACCATGAAGAAGATCCTCTGCGAGTTCTCCGCGAAGCATTTCATGCAGGGCACCAAGCGAATCTCCGAGCTGTGTCAAGGCGATCAGTTCCGCCTGTCTGGGGATTGCCTTGTATATGAGTTCTGCGGGTCTGAATTTCGGTTTGGCTGCACGAGATATATGGTCCGGCCGACAACCGGCCGCGGAACCCAGTGGATCTCCGCGGACGTTGAGGTTTGGCCCTGCAAATAATACCGCACAATGGCAATCCCGAAAATGACAGCAGCGGAACTCGACGAGGTGAAGGCCATAGCACTTGCATCGCTATGGCCTTCCACAGACGAGCAAATGGCGGCCTATGAGGCTACCGCGACATTAAGAGAATTACCCGAAAAGTTCCGCACGCCGGAGTTCGTCTTCAGGGCTGTGCGAGAAAAGAAAAACCAACAATCAACTATGGATATCACGAAAATGACAGCAGCAGAACGCGCCGAATTGAAGGCGCAGCTTGAGGCCGAAGAGCGTGCCGAGAAACAGAAACGCGAAGACGATGTCGCCGCATACAAGTCAGCCGTGGACGAGTTCTGCAGGCAGAAGTTCTCCCGGCTTGAGGCGTTGAGTGAGGAGATGAGGCGTCTCAAGAACGAGGTGTTCGCCGATGCCGAGACGCTGATCCAACTCAAAGAGGAGCTGTTCAAGACGAAATCCGACCGCCACAGCGATCAGTTCACCACCTCCGATGGTCGCATCACGCTGGCGCTTGGCAACCGCACGAACGACGGCTGGGACGACACGGTTGAGGTGGGTATTGCCAAGGTGAAGGAGTACCTGCAGTCACTGGCCAAAGATGATGACGGCGCCAAGATGTTTGAGGTGGTGATGAAGTTGCTGGCGAAAGACCGCAAGGGGAACCTGCGTGCCGGCGCTATGATACAACTCGAACAGCATGCCCGCCGCTTTGGCGACCCTCTATTTATTGAGGGTGTGGAGATCATTCGCCAGTCGTATCGTCCTGTCGATAGCTGCCAGTTCATCTCGGCATCTTACAAAGACGACAAAGGCGTCAGACACTCGCTTCCGCTCTCGATGGCAGCCATGGACTGACTCACCCGGTGACAAGAAACCCCGCATCCAAAAGGTGCGGGGTTTTGTTTTATCGAATCCGATGCAGAGACAGATCTCGATCGAATAGCTGGATGTAGAGCACGTCGTCTTCGATATGGCCGGTTGAGGTGTTCGCCCCTGTGTTGATCGATACCTCCGTTCCGTCGATCGAGTATCTGTACTCTTGTTTCACCGCGTCGAAACCCTCGTATTTCCACTCGGCCGTGCATTTGTGATCGGCCGCGAAATAGATCGTATCGGTTCGATCTTCATCAACCTGGCTCCAGACAGTACCGACCAATTCGTCGGACGTCGGAGTTTCGTCTTTCGAGCAGGATGTTGCCAGCAGGCAAAAGGATAGAAAAAGGAGCAGATGTTTCATGAGGTGTGATTTTGCTGCAAATATACGGAAAAGTGTTATTTTTGTGGTGACAAAATATTTGAAGCATGGGAAAATTCTACCTCATAGAGAAATTCGATGCAGACCATCATGAGTGGAATGTTGCGACGCCATTTGTTTACGATACGTCCGAAGAGGCGGAATTGAGCTTGATAAATACTTTTGAGGATCATCATACCCCCGGTTTATATCGAATCGTGGAGGTTGAGCAATATCGGGAGGTGTTCAGATTGACGGTAGGTCAGGAGTAGCATCTCGTATGAGTTGATAGGGAGGAACATTCGGTTCCTCCTTATTTTTTGCTTAATCCGTTAAGCGTTTGGAGGAGACGATGATTTTCTCTTTATTTTTGTTGAATCCAAATCAAATCATGAAAAGAGGAAGGAACAAAATGCTTATTGCCAACCGCAACGAGGCTCTCTGTCGTAGGTGGTACTACTGGACGGAGCAGCAGCGTCTGCGGTTTGACGACGCATTGAAAATTCTATCCGAACAGGAGTTCTTCCTCTCCGAACAACGGATCCTTGCCATCATTCGCCAATACAGCCGCGAGAACCCTGATAGCGGCATCAAGCCGATGCCGAAAGTCAAAGTCCCGCGGCTGACTGCAGCGCAACTGCATCTCTTTACTGGAGAGAATTAGCAGCCGCCCATTTCGATCCATACGAGAACGTGGTTTCGTATACCTTCAGGCCGCCTCCGATAGAATATTCTCTCTCCCGGACACGGGAGATCGCAGATGAAGCTGACTTGATTTTGAACCCCTGTATGGCGTTGAACACCTCCCCGTTCAGAGCGTCTCGCTCGAGGATCCGGTCTTCTGTCGTGGAACCGATGTGCGTGTCGTCGTAGCAATCGATTACCAGCTTGATGGTGAATGACGCATCCCCTCGCTGTATAGCGGGTTGGCCTGCATTCAATGTCTTCCACTCTGTCCCGTCGGCGTTGATGAGAACGGCAGGGAAGACTACCGGGTACCGGTCTTCCTCGACCTCGAGCTGCCCGTAGTCTTCATCGATAGTCACGATCTGGGGAACTTTTTCCCGGATGCGCTTCATGAGCGCGAGTTTCATGTTTTCCATTGTGATTGAGTTTATAAGTTGAGTACGCGTTTGGCCCGCGTCTCTATTTCGGTCTGTATAGAATTGACGAGCTCTTCGCTTTGGCCGAGGAATTGTCGTTGAGGAATAGAGATCTTCAGCTTCTTTTTCTTCGTCAGAGCAAGTGCCCGCCATTTCTCAGCCTCCGGAGAAACCTCGACAGGCCCCTTTTTAGCCGTTTTCCGGCCTTTTCTGTTCCTCTTCGACTGTCCGCTCGACTTGTAGAACATTGCCCAGGCGAAGCGCCGCATTTGGGGCGTTACTTTGGGCTCGACGACTCCGCCCCAGTTATGAATAGGGGCATAGGAAACTTCGTTCGCCACGCGCACCCGATAATCGGATGGGGTGTACTTGATCGAGCTGAACAGATGGTTCCGGCTGGAGAGGAGCGTGCCGTAATTACTGGCGGCATCGGACTTGCCGGATGACAATCGCTTCGCCTTCGGCCACGGGTGCAGCCCGTTGTTGACGAACCCTCCTTTCCGGAAGTTGTCCTGAAAGTGGTCCTTGGCCATCCGCCCGGCGACGACAGGCATTTCCCGACGCATCATGTCGTCCAGTTCTTTCCGCTTCCTCTGGATCAGTTTTGCAAAATCTTGTATGTTCATAGCCAACAACCGAAAATATTTTGTAATTTTGTATCGAAATCAATCTATCAGACGAATGAACGTCCCTGAACAGGTCAGAACAGCAGCCCGTGGGCTTATTGAGCAATACGGCGAGTCCTTCGATTACCTCGGTAGCGTCGAAGGTCAGGCGGCCTATTTGTTCAAGTCCCCGGACGACTCTTGTACGGGCTTCCCGTTCTTGTTCCTGTATGACGGAAGCAAGGCCACCGAGGTGACCGGCCCTTCTGTCTTTGACTTCATCAGCCTATACGTCAAAGATCTCGATGAACTTGAGGTTGAATAGCTTGTTGTCCACCCTCATGACACCCCTGCAGTTGTGGGAAGTTGAGGCCCCTTTCTCACACAGATATTTGACATCCTTCCACTCCATGCCGGACCCTTCAGAGTTGTCGGACTGAGGCTCGATATACCGCAACTCACCGTCAGCGAAACGCTGAAGAATAGTTGCGTGACCTGAGCCACCTTTCCAGCCAATGCACAACTCGTATACACCTTCCTCTTTGCACACCTCGTTGAAATACTCCATGTATCGCTTTGGGGTCATTCTCTGGTACCCCTTCGCATCGAGCCAGCTGTTTATGCTGACATGACGGGCCGGAGTACCGTCAGCGTTCATCCAGACTTCGAAGGCGTGGCCTCGGCTTAAATATTCGAGCTTCGACCCCGGTGTGTTTCCCTTTGCCGTTACGTCGAATCCACGTAGCCGCAGCGCGTAGGCCGGGGCGCATGTTTGGCAGTTTATGCTGTACGGCATGTCCCTCGTTCGGTCGTAGTTCTTGTTCCGACTATACCGATTGCCTCGTCCATCTCGATAGATCCCGGCCGGATCCAAAACGAGTTCGTTGACATGCCGCGGATTGGCGTTCTGCTTGTCTGCTTCCTCTACGCTCATCGGCCGGCCTTTGGTCACCTTGAGCGAATTTTCAATCTCGAGGTTGTTCCGGGCGATTGCCATCTTCTCCTCATAGGTGAGGTTGTTCGACATCTCGTCGATCATCTCGTCGATGCGTGCCATCAGCTTGTCGACGGCCTTCTTGGCACCCTCGCGGGCTCCGCTTTGATAGGGGTGCTGATCCGAGAACAGCTTGGCGTCCTTGCCCGGGTTGTTTTCGAGGCCCTTCTGCGGCTTGTCAAGCGGCGACGATTCCGGTACCGGAGTCTCGGGCTCGTCTGTCGAGGAGAGGCTGCACTTGCAGTTCCAGCGATCTCCGGGCCGATGCTCGCTCCAGAAAGCATCGTCGATGGGACGAATCGTCCCCCAGAAGCGCTTATGGTCCAGCCCCGGATGGATCGAGGTTGACTCGACCCAGCGCAGATTCGGCAGAATGTCCTTCTCCCGTTCGAACTGCCGCCAGTCGGCAGCTTGATGAGCTCGGATGACAGCTGTGTCGTATTCGGTGCGAAGCCAGGTGCCCACCTGATGGGACGCGATCGGCATGACCTCGTTTTTCCACTGTTCGAACGGTTTTAGATTGCCCTTCGAATCCAGTAAAAGCCGGGCCATGTCGTTCTGCATACGATGCACCTTGAAGGCCGAGAATACGGCATTGTTCCGGAGGATCTCGTTTCGGAAGTCCTCGTCGGGGTCTGCAGCTCGAGACTGTCCGAAACCTTCTTTGGCTGCGTTGTTGATCTGTGCCCATATCTCGTTGAACAGGCACACCTCGATCTCCGAGGCCGGGTGGAACTCCTTGCTGTAGATATTCAGCAAGGCGCGGCGCAGCACGTCGTCGGAAAACTCGAATCCGGCCGAAACGTCGCTGTTCTGGATACCGTACAGGTTGTCGACTACCAGTCTAAATCCGCCCCCGAATCTTCGGGGGCGCGGCCGAAAAAACTGCGCAGCGCATCTCGAATGGATCGGGGTCTTTTTTTGCCGTCATCCGGATCTTCGTCTTCTTGGTCGCCCCCCTTTTCCTGTGAGGAGGCCTGATTGGAGGTCGTTGAGGGTATAATCTGACGAGCCGCCCGTTGCTCGGCCTTGAGCTCGTCGTAGTTGTCCGGTTTTGGAATGCCGAATTCGTCGTAGAGGAAATCGTCACTGATCGGCAGGTCGGCCTCCTGCTTCAGCTTGCAGATGATGTCGGCCTGCTGCTTCATATCCTTCTTTTTGGGTGGGACGAACGCGAACTTCCCGCCTCGAGTATCAATCCCCATCGATGCAAAAACATCCGTCACCTCGTAATTCAGGGTGTTGAGGATTCGCCGTTTGATGAAGAATGCGATGTCGACCTCTCCTTCCTGCTGGACGGTTCCGAGGGCTTGTGTTCCCTTATCCCCGGCCTCGGTTGTCAGCGTATTGCCGTTCACGGCCTTGCTGATCTCGTTGTTGCAGAACGTCGAGAACTTCTCGTAGAGATCCCCGCTCGATGAGACATTGGATGGCTGGATGAGATTGATCTTGGTCCCTTCCGGATGGATGATGACGCCGGCTCCGCCCATCTTGGCGATGTCTTCGACGAGCTTCTCCCGAGCTGCGTTGTCCCAGGCATCATAGGTGCCCTCCCGGATTGGCCGGCCGAAGATCTCGCCGAGTTCAGCCCAGTCTGCTACGTTGTTGCGTTTGAGAATGACCCAGAAGGCCGGTACGGCCAGACTGCCGATCTGGCGGGGATTTCCGACGTAGAGCAAATCGGAGAATTCATCCCAGCTCGTACCGATGAGGTCCGTCTGGTTGCGTAGGATTGTGCGGTTGATCGGGTCGACGTGCTTTCGAGGGATCAGCTCGTAGTCAATCCACCCGTTTTTGTCTCGGAAGAACTGGAAGAGCGAGCCTCCGACTCCCACCCATTCGTCGTCGATCAGATCCTCGATGAACCGGCCGAACCACGGAGAGTCGATGTAGTCCTGCATCCGCTCGTCCGGTTCGCCGTTTCGGACGAACTGAATCGGGGTCGATAGAATGGCAGCCTTTTGTTTCCGACGGACGGCGAACAGGTGAGTATCGATCATCACGTCTTCGTAAAGATCGATCAGTTTTGCCCTTCGAGGGAAGTCGATAAGCTCGGCCTTCCGGATCGCTTCCATGTATGCCGATACGTCGAGCCCTCCGCGGCGGGTGGGCTGCAGGACGATCGTCTGCGTCGGCGTTTGTCCAATATTACCGCCGGCGGTTATCCGTTTGCTTTTTTTGCTGCGTGCCATATCAGAAATAGTTATTTCGTTTCGGGTTGCTGCGAATCTGGAATTGGGAAGCGGCCGAACGGTCCTCCTCCTTTTCGATCTCCGGCAACCCGTCTACGGAGATGTCCCCCTTCCGTACACCTTTGAGCCACTCGATGGCCCGTTCGTATCGATCCACCCGGATCTGCGACATGTTCCGAGGATTGTGGATCGAGAAGATGTGGTAGATGGCAATGTCGATCGCCATCATCAGCACGAGCTGATTCCGGTCCTCTCCCTGCGCGGAGAACACCTTGCTGCAGTCGTAGCGGGCCGATAGATATCCGCGCATCTCGGCGATGGCCCGGTCTTCGCAGATCTCGATGATCTGCTTGTCTGACCGGATCAGGGAGTCGAGGATCTCCTGATGAATGGAGGCGTCGTAGTCCTCCGGGTTGATGAATGCTGCCATTATTGTCTGTATTTATTCCGGCGAGAAACAACCGTGCGCGGGATGGCCGTCATTGGCTGCATTTCGCCCATTTTGTCGTCGATAAATCGATTGCCGCCCTCGACACAGTCCACGCCGTCGGCGTGAAATTTCAGGGCCATGGTGAAGAATTTGAACTCCTCGTCGAGCGCCTTCATGTGTGGATCCTCGCGCTCGGCCTCGTTGAGGACCAGCAACCCTTCCCGATGCAGTGGCTCGAGGTTCGCCTCGATGCGGACGGCCTTGTCGGTCTTCTTCTTCTCGTCGGGAATCACCGACAGGTTGATGCCGATCTCACGGCTTTTGCGGGCAAATGCCGGTCGAAACACCTGCTGAAAGAACGGGTCCTGCAGGGAGTTGTTCTCCTGCACCAGAAAGATCGGAACCTTCGTTCGCGCCCTGGCATACAGGTAGAGGGTGAAAAAATGCGAGACGAACTCCTCGGTGGTCATTTTCCCGAGAAATCCTTTGATGACGTAGAGGACCCGGCCAACTTTGCCGAGCAGCCACACCGCCTTCAACGATCCCTTCTTGTTCTTGGCCGAGCCCTTTGCCTCCGATTGAGTCGGGTCGGCATAGACACACAGGAACGGGAACTGCCGCCATGGCACTCGGCCCCATTTGCGAGGGCCGAAGGTTTTGCCTTCGACGATCGGGTTGTTGAAGTATTCGGCCTGCTGCGCTTTGGTCGAGATCTTCGACAGCGCCCGATCGATACTCTCCTCGGTGTTCTTTTCCGGCCACGTGCTTCGGCCGCGTTCGTCGCGGATATTCACGATGTCCCAATGGTCGGCCATCGCCCCGGCCCGAGCAATGCAGCAGTCCTCGGCGATGATGTTCCCGCACCAGATCACCAACAGCGGCTCGGAGGTTGATCGGGTCGGATACAAGGCGTGTTCCCACCAGTCCCACTTCTTGTCGAGGACGTCGGGGTTCATGCACTCTTCGTCAGTGTCGAAGTCGTCAAGCAGCAGGACGTCCGGGCGCACGGCTTCGTTGCGGGCGCCACGCGGCGCATCGCCGGCTCCGACTCCGATGAACATCGCGCCGCCTCGGGTCTTGAATTCAAGCTCAGCCCATTCGCCGACGCACGCTTGTTCACCGTAATATTGGATGATGCGTCGGTTCGACTCGAGGTTCGCCCGGTACGGCGCGAGCAAACGGGCCGCCGCCTTCTGTGTGGCCGATGCCAGAATAACCGTACTCTTCTTGCCCGTCAGCACCAAACGCAGGACGGCCATCATCACCTTGGTACTCTTGGCCAGCTCACGACTCCACGACAGCACTTCGTACCATTCCGGATTGTAGAGCACTCGCTTTCGAGCCTTTGCCTGAAAAGGCGCTGACGGGTATTTCGCATACTTCGGGAAGAAGAACCGCTCCCACTCCTCCTCATGCCCCGGCGCTTCGAGCCAAAGCCGGTGCTTTTCGATGTCGGCGGCCGACATCGATTCGTCAACGGGAGTATCGTTGTAGATGGACTCTTTGAGGGCCTCCCATTCCTTCAAAGCCTCTCGGTCGACCTGCTTCATTTGATCAGCGATTTAATAAACTTGTCGAACAGTCCGGTGAAGGTCTTGGTGAGGTCCAGATCGACAGGACGGAGCCACGCGATAAAGCGTTGTGCCGTGCTTACAATCTCGTGGATCCCGAGCTCGGTCTCGAGCTTGTTGATCGAGTTGGTCAGTTTGGCTATGGTGTCGGCTTCGGCCGGCGTGGCGAAGCGTTTGCCCTGCTCGCGAGCGATGATGTTGTTGTTGATCTCAACGATCTGCCGCTGGAGGTTCTTGATCTGCTCTTCCCGCGTCATGGTGAGCGAGGCCTTGTGTTCCTCCCAGTGGTCGGCCTTCGACCATCGAATAATGGTCTGACGCGACACCCCGCACGCTTCGGCGATTTCCGCCTGCGTGCGGTTTTCGTTGATGTACATGGACATGGCCCATCGGCGCATTTGTTCAGATGTCATCTTTGTCATTGCGGTAGTATTGTTTTCCGCAAAATTGCCCCATAAACGGCTGCTGCGCAAATCGAAAAAACACGATGAAGGCTTATGTGATCGTGTTGATTCTGTAACATTTCATGATAAAATCCCGATTTGGAGGGCGTGAAAATACGATCCATTTTTGCGGCAAACCAAGCACGAAATGGAACGCATTTTTAATATCATCCCCGGACCGCAGGCCGACACCTGCTGCATCCTTCTGTATGGCGAAATCGGAGACTATGCAGACGTGACAGCTTCGGACATCGTCTCGAGGCTCATGGCGGCCGAACAAACCTACCGAAAGATCGACGTGAGGATCAATTCTGTCGGAGGCGAGGTGTTCACCGGGATCGCCATCTTCAATGCCCTCCGCCAATCGAAGGCGGAAATCACAATCTACATCGACTGCATCGCGGCCTCTACCGCATCGTTCATTGCCGGCTGCGGCCGACCGGTGAAGATGGGCAGATTCGCCCAGCTCATGCTGCACCGACCGACCAGTTATGCGCGCGGCGATGCGAAGAAGCTCGCCGCGAGTGCAGCACAGCTTGAGCAGATCGAAAACATCCTCTGTCAGATCTATGCGGAACGGACCGGCAAGACGGTAGAGGATATTCGAAACACCTACATGGATGGCGCGGATCACTGGCTGACGGCGGATGAGGCGCTCGCGCTGGGCTTTGTCGACGAGATATTCGACGACCCGAGTGCGGAGGCGATAACGGATTCGCTGACGCCGCAGCAGCGCTGCGACCGTTACACGGCGCGTTACCTGGGCTCTATTGTACCACTTAATACCGAGAAACAAATGTTCGAAAAAATCAAAGAAATGCCGACCTTCTCCGACTGTGCGGACGAGGCGGCGGCCGTTGCCCGCATTGCGGACATTGCGGCGAAAGCCAAGGAGCGCGATGCTCTGGCCAAGGAGATCGAAGCCTTGAGGAACAAGGTCTCCGAGTACGAGGAAAAGGAACGTTCGGCGCAGGAGGCTGCCTACGATGCCGAGGTCGATGCTGCGCTCAAGGAGGAACGAATCTCCGCCACTGAAGCGGACAGCTTCAAAGCGCTGATGCGGAAGGACCCGGAGAACACCCGGGCGCTGCTTTCCTCGCGCAAACCCAAGCGCCGGGCAACCTCCGTGATTGACACGACCGGCAGCGAATCCAAGACCGACAAGGACTACCTCGCCGAGCGCGAGGCGGAGGTCCGCGCCAAGCTCGAAAAGTAATCAACAATCCAATCATCAACACTATGGCAAATCCCAATATTCAGACTGCCTATCCCGGTGAGGTCCTTGATCAGATTCTGGTCAAGGCTGCAACCGGCAATCAGCTCTTTGAGAAGGGGCTGATCCACTTGGAAACCAATATCGGTGACAAGTTCTACATCCCGCGCATGCAGCTCTCGAAGCTGCTGCAGAAGCGCGTCGAGATGCCGAAGAGCGAGAACTCGAAGGGCGCGTTCAAAATCGACGAGCGTGTGCTGGACCCGAAAGACATCATGGTCTATATCGAGTTCAATCCCCGGTCGTTCGAGAAGTTCTGGCGAAAGTATCAGCCGACCGGCAACCTCGTGTTCAGCGAGCTCCCGGCCAATATGCAGGTGATTATGCTGAACGAGGTCCTCAAGCAGGTAGGATCGGAGCTCGGATATCACTTCGTACAGGGCGAGTCGGGCGAAGGTGAGGAGCAGTTCTTCGACGGCATCCTGACCCGTATCTTGGCTGACGAGGATGTCGTGAAGGCAACCTGTGAAAGCACGAGCATGATCGCCCGGCTCCGTTCTGTGTGGGAGAAGACTGCAGAGAAGGTCCGCGATCAGCCGAACTTCACCTTCCTGATGTCGTCGGCCGACTTCGACAAGTACGACAACGAGCTGACCGATCTGCATCACAAAGGCGCGGATCCGACCTCGACGAACATTCCCCGATTCAAGGGCAAGCGAATCGCTGCGCTGAACGACCTGCCGTCGGATGTCATCATCGGGACGCTCTGCTCGCTGGACACCGATTCGAATCTCTATGCCGGCTGTAATCTCGCGGACGACTACAACTGCCTGCAGGTAGACAAGGTGCAGGCTAACGGCGAGCTTTACTTCATCAAGATGCTGATGAAGGCCGATACGCAGATCGCATGGGGCGAACTGGTCACGCTGCTCGACTGCCGAGCAGACGTTCTGGAAGGTTAAACCATTAAAACGCAAATACGATGAAACTGAATCTGAAAGTAGAAAAGAAGTTCAAGGACAAGGAGACGCAGGCTCTTCATCAGGTGGGTGAGGTGTTCGCCCTCAACGAGGAGTCCGTGGAGCGTATCAACGACCTGCTGAAGCGAGGCCTCTGCTCCGTGAAGTCCGTCGAGGTTTCGGCCCCTGAAATCAACGAGCAGAAGGTCCCGGACAACGTTTCCAAAAGCGAAGGCGAGACTCCGAAGGTTGTGATGTTCCGCGAGAAGGAGTATCCGCTGGCAGCAGTGCGCGTCGCTCTGGAGTCGATCGGTGCGCCCATCGCAAGCAACGGCGGCGTCCCGAGCGCAACCAAGAAGATCGAATCGCTGACCGATGAGCAGGCTGAAGCTCTGGCGGCAGCCCTGTCGAATGTCGAGTAGTCATGAAACCGGCAGAATTCAAACGCAAATACTATCCGGCCATCGAGCGGGTCTGTGCCGAGACAGGGCTGAATCCTCTGTTCGTGGCGGCGCAGGCCGCGCTCGAAAGCGGCTGGGGTGATTCGGCGATCGGCAACAACCTCTTCGGAATCACGGCTGGCGATAAATGGACCGGGAAACGGCAGACGGTCCGCACGTTCGAATACTTCGACGATGCGTATCAGAGTGGCCGATTCGACAAGGTCTATTCAATTACCCGATCCTCGGACGGTCGGTACCGGTACGAGGTCGATCGGGAGTTCCGCGACTACGATACGCTGGAGGATGGTATCAGGGATCACGCAAAGGTCCTTTCGGCCAAACGTTATGCCTCGGCGAAGGCGTATCGAAACGATGTGACCCGGTTCGCCTATGAGATCGCTAAAGCCGGCTATTGCACGGCTGATCCGACAACCTACGCCGACTTGATCTCTGATATCGCCCGGATGATCGAGCGCGTATAAAGCGACAGAACAATGGAAAGATGGCCTGTAATCAAAGACATCCTGCTCGTCTTCCTCCCGGTGACCAGCTCCGTCGTCACGTGGTTCGTTTCGCGCCGCAAGAGGAATAACGACTTCCTTTCGGAGATGCAGGCTTCTATCAACCTGCTGTCGACGGAGAACAAGGAGATCCTCAGCGAGAATGTCCATCTGCGACGCGAGAATGCCGAGCAAAAGGCTAATCAGCAGGAGATGCTTGACAAACTGAACCTGCTTGCGGCGGAAAACAAGGATCTGCGACGCGAGAACGCCGAGCTCAAAGAGAATCAGCGGGAAATGATCGGCAAACTCAACAACCTGACCCGTGAGGTAGAGAACCTCCGGAAAAACTTTAGTAAAGAGAATGGAAAAGTTAAGAAAAATACCACTTCTTCTGCTGCTCGCGATGGCTCTGTCGGCTTGCGCGACCAGCAGATCGACATCGACCATGACGGAGGCATCCTCGCAGGAGGTACGCCAAACCGAAAAGGCCGAGGAGGCCGCAGCCGCAACTCTCGACGGTCAGCGGCACAATGTACAGCAGACTCAGACGGACATCCTGACGACGAAGCAGTTGTTTGCGGAACCGATCCCGAGCGAGCAAACCTCGCTGGAGATTCCGACACAGAACCTCCTTAACCTCCCTGAGGGGGCGAAATACGGGACCCACTCTGGCCGGGCGTCGGTTGAGGCAGAACGGCGCGGGGATAACATCGTCGTCACGGGCAAATGTGATAGTATAGCTCGCCGATGCGTGTACTTCGAGAGCCAGGTGTTCCGACAACGGGAGGTGATTGACTCGCTGGCCCAGCTTCTCATCGCCGAACGTGCAAAATACAGGCAGCTCGATTCCTTGAGCAACGCACGGTCGGGAACCGTTCAGGCTGTTCAGACCGCCCGGAAGTCTCCGGCGACATGGCACTGGTGGCTCCTGTTTGGGTTCCTCGCGGGTGGAACCACAGCGTCGTTGCTGACCAAAACGAACCCGTTGAAAACGATTGTTCAACTCATTAAACAGATTCTTTAATATGGCAACATTGCATGACGGCGCAATCTATGGCCTGCATCAGTTCTCGTTCAAGGGGACGGTCTGGGGTTATATCAGCGACGACTCGATCGAGTGGGGTGGAGATAACATCAGCACAGAGGACATCTGGGCGGCCCAGAAACGGCGGGCACCTTTCAAACGACTCGTTAGCAGCCCGGGTTCCGATGTGTTGAGCGGGGATCTGATCCAGCTTATCCCGAAAAATCTTCAGGCCGCACTTGGCGGAACGCTCAACGAAACAGAGGACAAATGGTCGGCGCCCACGGAAACGATCATCGAAGAGGGCCCGCTGGAGATCACGACTGCGGACGGTGTGGTGATCAGCATTCCCAAGGCATCGTTGGTGGCTAAGCCTCAAGGGTCGTTCGGATATTCGGACGTGTTCAAGATCCACTTCGAGTTCACGATCATGACTCCGGACGATGAGGAGGAAGCTCCTTATACGATTACCTATCCGACCGGCGAAGTATTGGAGGGATGATGAAACCGCACAGTTTCGAGATTAAGGCGGCGGACGCCCTGCTTGACGCGGGGATTTCGCTGCCTTTTTTCAAGATATTCGGTCGCCAGGTGCGGCTGACTATGAAACGACCCTATTTGGGGGGATTGATTCGATACGCCAAATTGTATCGAGAAATCGGGTATACGTTCGAAGAGATTGAAGCCTTTTCCAATGATGAGGCGCTTCGGTTTGTAGCCGAGCACGGTCGGAAACTTTCTCGTATGATCGCGTTGATGATCTGTCGAGGGCTATGGTCTGGAGCTATATTCGTCGTGCCGATGGCATGGCTGGTTCGGATTTGCTTACCTCCCGAGTATCTGTCGATGGTAAACGTTGAGTTCGGCAAGCTGCTGCAAACGCACCCTTTTACGAATATTATCAAATCGATCGAGGTAGTCAATCCGATGAGATCGAGGATGAGCCCACCCCAAAAGATGCAAAGGGGAAGAAAAAAGAGGAGTTAAAGACCAAGTACGAAGGGTCTCATAGCCTCTTTGGGGTCGTTTGGCAGATAGCTGCTGCGACAGGATGGAATGTTAAGTACATCCTTTGGAAGGTGAACTATCAAACGCTGCGCATTATGTTGGCTGATGCCCCGCGCTATGTGAAGAAGAAGCCGGCAAAGAATAATCTGATGGGATTTTTTCAAACAAAGATGAAGAATGAGTAAACCTGTTGAGATAGAGTTCCTGCTCAAGAACCGGACGAAATCGGGGATGGCGGAAATGGAGACCGGACTGGATTCCATGCAGCAGGATGCGTCGAATACGCAAGCTGTCATTGCGACGTTGCGTGAGGAGATGCAGCGTCTGCAGCAGCAGGTCGCAGCTATGCCGGCGCTTGACCAGAGCGAAAACATCGCCATGATCGAGGCCCTGCAGGCGAAGATCGAGGAGCTCGAGTCGGACCTTGCCCGAATCTCGAAGACGGCCAAGTCGGCTTCTATGTCGACCAAGACCGCGACTTTTGTCCCTAAAGATGCAGCCAAGGCTCAAAGCACTTTCAACGGTCTGAACATGTCAATTCAGCAGATCGTGCGTGAGATGCCGTCGTTAGCTATGGGCCTCCAGATGTTCTTCTTGGCCATATCTAACAACTACCCGATCTTCGCCGACAACGTGCGGCGGGCGCGTGAAGAATACGACATGCTGGTCAAGTCTGGACAAAAGGCTGTTCCTGTCTGGAAACAGATTCTCAAGTCGCTCTTCTCATGGCAGACGGCCATGACTACGGGTATCATGCTGCTGGTCATGTATGGGAAGGAGATTGGGAACTGGGTTTCGGAGCTGCTCGGAGGAAAGAGTGCGTTGGATGAGATGCGCGAGTCCATGGCTCAGACCTACGAGTTGGAGAAAAAGGCCCAAGAGACGGCAGCTCGCACTCGTTTCGAGCTGATGTCGGTGATAGCATCGATCAAGGAGTTCAACGGTACGAAGGATGCCGAACGGCAGAAGATCGACGAGCTGAATTCCAAATACGGAGAGACGTTTGGGTACTATCAGACGTTGTCCGAGTGGTATGACACCCTCTCCGCGAAGGCCGAACAATACACCCAGCTTCTGTTCCTTCAGACAAAACAGCAGAGCCTTGTGGACAAAGCGCTGGAGGCAGACGATAAGGTGAACAAAATCCAGAACACTCCGTGGCAGGACTACAACACGTGGTGGGGATATGGAGGCCGGATTGACCGATTCTTTTCAGACAATGAACGCTACAAGAACTCGCCCAATGGTCAATGGCTGAAAGAAGAGGCGCTGGCCGAGGCAAAAGCCGAGCGTGATGACTATCTGCGCCAGGCGGAGGAGTTGAGGAAAGAGGCGCAGGGAATAGTCGATTCGACTGGCCTTACCGACGTCGTTGCTGGTTCGGTTCAGGACCTCGAGAATACGATTGCAGCCAAGCGAAAGGCCCTGAAGGATCTTACCAACAAGGCCGACTACGATGCTGCGCTGGCGGAAATCAAGGTCTATGAGGACAAGCTGAATGCCATTACGGGTGGAGGCAAAAAGACGACGAAGTCCGGCGGCTCGGAGAAATCGAATGAGCAGTCGCTCGAGAAGCTGTCGGATATGGAGCTTGCCGCCCGCCAGCGAGTCGAGGAGCAGGTTGTCGAACTGATGAAAGACGGCTACGATAAGCAGCGAGCCGAGGCTGAGCTGAATTTCCGGAAGGAGAAGCAGCGCATCGAGAAGGAGGAGCAGGAGCGACTCGCGCTTTACGACAAGTTGAAGAAGTCGGGAGCCAAGGTGTCTCCGGGTGATCGGATGACGATCACGGCGCAAGCCGCCACCCAGCGAGTGCAAGCTGCGCAGTTGCTGGACAACCAGCTGGCGGAGATCGACAAGAAGGAAGAAGAGGAGAATCGCAAAAAGCTGGAGAAACTCCTCGGTCAGTATCAGGATTACGCTGCGCAGCGTGAGGCCATTGAACGCAAACATAATACGGCGATTGAGTCGTTGCGCAGTCAGTTGAGTTCGTCGCGGCTTGAAGCACTCGGCAAGCAAATGACCGGCCAGTTCTCGGGGAACGTGGATTTGCTGGCCCGACCAGTGATCGACGCTGCAAAGTTGGCCGAAAAAGGATGGAAGGATGCTGGAGAGGGTATCGCTACGGTGTTCAGCTCGCAGTTCGGTATTGAGGACGCCTCTGGGAAGCAGAGGGAGATTCTTGTGACCCCGATCTTGCCGGATGGAACCGTCTTGTCGGAGGCAGAACTGACATCCTACATTGACAATACGCTCAGTGGGGCCGAAGACATTCTGAAGGCCGACACGATGGGAATTGTTATTGCGGTCGATGTGGATCCTGACGGATCGGCTGGCGAGAAGCTCCATCAGCTGCAAGACGCATACTATTCGTTGAAGCAGGATGCCGAGTCGAATGTAGTATCGGACAATGCAATAAATCGAGCCATCCAAGTTGCTGAGGCAACGAAGCAGAAAGACCTGTCGAAGGTGGATGCGGCCGAGGCTTCAGAGGCGTTCAAGGATAATGATTTCCTGAAGCGGCTTTTCGGTGACTACTCTTCGATGTCCTTCAGTTCCCTGCAGAACCTCATATCGCAGGCAAAACAGCTGCGAGACTATCTGTCAGGGAATGGAACCGCCAAGGGTATTACCTTCATTTCCCCTGAAGACCTTTCAAACATCGAGAAGAGCCCGGCCGATCTCGACCGCCTCCGCAAGGCTCTCGACAAGTTGCTGAAGGCCGGTTCTGGGAGTAGCAGCAACAAATGGGAAGGCATATTCAGGACATTCGAGTCGGGCTTGGCAAAGCTGAAGGGAGCGAAAGATTTCGAGGACATCTCCGACGCGATGGGGTCGATTGGCGAGGCCGCCACGTCTGCGACGGGCGAAATCGCCAAGATGTTCGAGGAGATGGGAGACACCCAGACTGCGGAGGCCGTGAGCGGTGCGCAGCAGGTACTGGGCGCTGTGTCGAATATCGGGCAAGGCTTTGCGAAAGGTGGTATCGTCGGCGGTATTGCCGCAGCCGTAGGAGAGGCCGCGAACTTCATCGGGCAGGCGTTCGCGGCGGAAGCTCGACATCAGGAAGCCCTCAAGGAGATAGAACGGGCGAAACTTGACTTCCAGCGTCAGTATAACCTCGCGTTGATCGAGCAGAATCTACTGCTGCAGGAGGCTACCAATGTATTCGGAGAGCGGCAGATCGAGAAGGCCATGAATGCGATCGAGGTCTATCGGAAGGCCCTGTCGGACTTGAAGCAGGAGCTGGCCGGATCTGCGGTCCGCGGTTTAGAGTATGCGCTGATTTCCGGGACTTGGTACGATCAATTGTTCGGCGGGGTTTTTACGCAGGCCAAAAATGCCTATAAAAAGGGGCTTGGAGGCTTGTGGGAGGCGCAAATTGTAACCGGGCACGAAAAGACGGGATTATTCGGCTGGGGCAAAGGCCGAGACGTGTATAGCAGCATCTTGTCTGTCTACCCCGAGCTGATCGACGCGAACGGCGAATTGGATACTGCCATGCTGCAGACGATTCTCGATACGCGAAAGATGTCGGACGACACCCGGAAATACTTGGAGAATCTGATCGACCTGAAGGATGCGATGGATGAAGCCGAAGAGGCGCTGGAGGATTATCTGCAGCAGACCTTCGGATCGTTGGGCGATGGGATCCTTGACTCGATCACTACAGCCCTCGCTGAAGGCGGAAGTGCGCTGGAAAACTTCGCTGATGAGGCCGCCTCCGTCTTGGAGAATCTGGGCGAGCAGATCGCCTATTCCCTGTTTTTCGCCGACAAATTTGATGATCTCGAATCGCAGCTGAAGGATGTGTATGGCGGAGAAGGCAGCCCGGAAGATATCGCGAACGAAGCCATGGAGGTGATCGGGGATTTCTACGATGGCATTGGTTCAGATATGAGTGCGGCCCAGGCGTGGCTTGAGGCGTGGCGGGAAAAGGCTGAAGAGATGGGGTTCGATCTTTGGCAGGGCGGGACATCGCAAAGTGGGAAGGCTGGCGCCTTCACCACCATGACGCAGGATCAGGGCACGAAGCTCGAGGGCCTGTTCACCTCTGGCCAGATACACTGGGCGTCGATCGACGAGAAGATGGACAACGCGGTCTCCGGGCTGGGCGGCTGCTTGGACGTACTGGGCCGAATCGCCGCGAATACAAACGCGCTGCCACTGATGCTGGCCTTGCTGCAGTCTGTTCAACGGGATGGATTAAAAATGAAATAGCCATGATTCTCGAGGGTTTACTTACGATCAACGGAATAGATCCCTATGTCGAATACGGGGTCTTTCTTTCCGAGGAAAAACAGGATGGGACGGAGAACTACTCGGCCCTGATGAAGCCGTCTGCAGTCAAGGAGCAGAAGGAGGTTTCCTTCCGTGAGCATGACGGAGTGAAGCTTCCGGATCGGATAGTTCAAAGCCGGGAGGCCCGCGATGTCACGCTCCGGTTCACGATCGGAGCCGCCGATAGAGCGCAGTTCCTCACCCGTTATGCTGGCTTCGTTGAGTTCCTGCAGCGGGGAGAGGACGGTTGGCTGGATTTCTACCTTCCGGAACTGGAGAGGCACTTCCGCTTCTTCTATAAGGATTGCTCGGGGTACGACCAGCTGACCGACTTTGAGGGTGAGGTGTACGCCTCGTTTACGGTCAAATTCAGAGAGCCGAATCCGGCTTTTTAATGTCGTTCAAACACCATTCAAACGCATAAACATGGAGATAGGAAAAGACAAAATCAAACATTTCGCCGTCAACTTTGCGGTCGTCCTTGCGCTCGGCGAACCCGGGGTTTGGCTCGCCGCAGGACTTTCGATCGGGAAAGAGTACGGCGATAAGAATGCCACCGGCAACCATTGGTGCTGGTGGGATCTGCTGGCGGATGCCCTTGGCATCGCGGCCGGATATGGCGTGCGTTATTCGATTGGGCTGATATGGAACTGACGATCCATAGCAAGAACCAAGCGCTGAAGCTGACGGTGTCGCCGTCGGACAACTCGACGCGCCAGAAGACGCTGATGTCGGATCATGTCCTGAATCTGACGTTCACGGCCTTCGAATGTGTGCGGATCGAGGTGCTCGATTACGTGGACTTTGCCGGCGTGCGGTTCTGGGCCATGGAGGAGTATGTCCCCAAAGAGGTGTCGACGGTTGAGTGGGAGTACAACTGCAAGTTCTACGGCATCGAGAACCTGATCGGGCAGGCTCTGGTCCTCGAGCTGACCGACGGAAAGAACGACCCGGTCTTCTCGCTGACTGCCCCGGCTCGCGAGCACATGGCGCTTATCGTCGCCAACATCAACCGCAAGCTGGGCGTAACCGACTGGAAAGTTGGAGAGGTGCTCTCGACTGAGAACATCACCATCGACTACCAAGGTACCTACTGCGACGAGGCCCTGTCGAAGCTCGCCGATGAAACGGAGAGCGAATTCTGGTTCGACGGCCAGACGGTGAACCTGTGCCGATGTGAATATGGCGAGGAGATTGTGCTCGGCTACGACAACGGCCTGACCAGTCTTGACCGGCAAGCTGCCGACAACATCCAGTTCTTCACTCGGCTGTTCCCGATCGGCAGCACCCGGAACATCGACCCGGACGAATACGGTTATTCCCGGCTTCAGCTTCCGAGCAAGATGTCCTACGTTGAGCAGAACATCGAGCAGGGGATTGTCGAGTATTACGAGGAGGAGGCCTTCTCCGGAATTTACCCTCGTCGAGTCGGTACGATCAGCAGTGTGCGGAGCGAGAAGAAGACCGGAGAAGACGGAGATCCGTTCACGGTCTACTACTTCAAGGATTCGGAGATCCCGTTCGACCCGAACGACTACGAATTGCCGGGACTGGTCAAGCAGGTGACGTTCCAGAGCGGTGAGTTGAACGGCCGAGATTTTGAAGTGAACTACGACTCCCGCAAACAGGAGTTTGAGATCATCACGCAGTGGCCGTATGACGACGACACGCAGCTTCCCGGAGGGGTGCTCATTCCGAAGGAGGGCGATTCGTATATTCTGTGGAATATCAAGATGCCGGCCGAGTATTATCCGCTGGCCGAGAAGGAGTTTGCCGAGGCTGTCGATGCCTATATGCAGAAGCACAACAAGGACCGCTTCGTGTATAAAGGCGGAACAGACTACGTCGATATCGACAAGCGGGCTCTGAGCCTCGATATCGGCCAGCGGGTCCGGCTTGAAAGCGCAAAGTATTTCCCGGCCACCGGCTACCGGGCGAGCCGGATCACGTCGATCACGCAGAATATTCTGCGGCCGACAGAGATGGATCTCGAGATAAGCGATGTGCTGGGCAAGGGGTACCGGAACAAGGTCGACGACGAGCTGTCGGAGATCAGGCACTATGCGCAGACCGCCTCCTCGGCGCTGCCCGATATCGTCCGGAGCTGGGAGAGTACGCCGGCCAGTGACTTCAACCTCTTCTCGTCGAAGCGCTCGATGAAGGAGTTCCTCAACAAGCGTTCGAACGATACGGCGCAGGGCTTGATCACCTTTGAACAGGGCCTTCGGATTGGCGGATTCAAGTCTGGCTCAACCGGAGGGAACATCGACGCGCAAGGCAATGCAGAGTTGTTGTCGGCCGTCGTCCGGAACCTATTGCGCAGCGTATCGTTCGAGGATGGGATGACGGGATCAGGATGGCAGCTGTGGCTGAACGAGCTCGGAATCTCGAATCTGACGATCGACCGACTGACGGTTCGCCAGACGATGCGTGTGCTGGAGATGCTTGTCGAGAAGGTCCGGGCTGTCGGCGGGCAGATGATCGTTTCGGCTGCCAGCGGAAAGATTGCGAGTGTCGATATGGACCAGTCCGGGGAGAACTACCGGCTGACTTTTGAAATGGGGTGTCCGTTCGTCGCCGGCGACTTGATCAGATGTTCCGTGATGAACGGGATCACCCCGAAGGCGTACTGGGTTGAGGTGGCGTCGGTTGATGGCGGCATTGCAACGGTGGCCGTGTCGGAGTTCGAGGGGGCGCAGCCGGCGGAGGGTGACGAAGTTGTCCTGATGGGCAGTGTCGACAACCCCTTGCGTCAGGGCGTGATCTCGATCTCGGCAACGGAGGATGGTCAACCGCGAATCGATGTGCTGAATGGGGTGTCGGGCAAAACCCTTGATGGGTGCCTGCATGCCAGGTTGGGAAGTCTTGACGGAATCTCCGACAGCTGGTTCCCGGCCGATGGACAACCTCATGGCTACGGTCTTTATGCTGACAATGCCTTCTTGCGGGGGCATTTCCTGCTGACAACCGGCGAGGATGTAGCCACGAAGTTCGAGGTCATGGAGAATACGATTCGGACGAGCATCGAGTCGATGCGAAACGATTTCACGACCGGTGAGAGCTTCCTCAACAACCCGAACTTCGGTGACGGGATGCGCTATTGGGATACGAATAACGACATCCGGTTCTTCACGCTGGGCGGAAAATATCTGTGGCTGAACTCGGCTCCCTATTCGACCAAGGGAACCTATGCGGCCGTCGAGGAGCATGACGGCCGGACGGTGATGTGCATCAACAACAACTTCATCCTGCAGCGCGGTACCGACTTCAAGACTCGGCCATCATACGAGGCCGGACTGGACGGCTTGCTGAAGGCGAAGCCGGTGTTCCTGACATTCTTCTACCGCTGCCTCGAGTCGGGCACGCTCGATATCGTGTTCGAAGGGGTCGATCAGACGGGATTCCAGTATTTCGAGGAGTTCCACATTTCGCAAGAGGTTGAGGCTGGTGATGGGTACCGGACGTTTGAGGGTACCGGACTTTGGAACGGTACCGGCGATTTCAAGCTGACGTTTACCGGGAAGATGTACCTCTACATGCTGATGCTTTCGCTCGACCACATCGAAGACTTCGTCTACTCTCACAAGACGCTGTTCGAACAGACGGACCTGCTGGTGAAGATCGCCACCGAGTCGTTTGACAAAGACGGCAATCTGATCAACACCACCGGGCTGATTAGCAAACAGGATGTGACGGGGCTGTTTGCCATCGACGGCGACGGGACCCTGAAATCGTTTGTCGGCGCCTCAACGGATGGGGTGTTCATTAAAGCAGGGAGCATCAAGCTCGAGGGCCTTGTCACGGCAAACGAGAACTTCAAGGTGCTCGAGGATGGATCCGTCGAGGCAAAGAACGGAGTTTTCCGAGGCAAAATCGAAGCGACGAGCGGAACGATCGGAGGATTCGAGATCGGCCAGAACCGCATAGGCGCCACGGCTTCGCAGAGCGGTGGCGGCGGCAGCTTGGCGATCTACGATGACTTCTTCCGAGTCGGAGGTGACAACGGCTACGTCATGTTCGGCGATGATGTGATTCCCGCGTCTTTGGGTGGAGCATTCAGTGCTGCAGGGCGAATCGTCAACAACAAAAAGAACAACCTTGGGATCTACGGCTTCGACAATGCGAACTATGGCCTGTTCATCGACGTGTCGGGCGCAACAAAGAACTACGGCATTCAGAGCAATGCACCCCTGATGGCCCCGGCGTTCATCAATACGGAGGCAGAGCTGCTCACGTTTGGGTCGGGCAGTTATTCGGTTGATTTCTCGCAGCACAACGTCGTTCTGCTTTACTACAACGACCCGAACTACGGCAGTGTGGAGGTTACGCTGCCGACAGAGACGTCAGTGGCAAGCAGCTTCGGCGTGACGTCGCTCCCGAGCAATTTCGCGGCCATCGTAACCTTCCGTGTCCGGCCCGGGTCGAAGAATATCATTCTGAAGGGGATTTACGACCACAATGAGAATATGATCAACTATGAACTGGCGCCCGGAGATTCGATTCAGGTCCTGATCTCGAAGATCGACGGCTTCAGATACCAGATTTTGAACCATAGCAATTAACAACAGATGAAAACGATCAACCTTAAAGAATTCGATGTCTTCACGGACATCACAAAGACGCAGCGGGTACGATGCGATGTACGGAAGTCAGTTGCCAATATGCTGTACAACCAGATGCATGGTATCGAGGCGCTCAACCTGGCACTGATGATCTATAAAAGCGAAGGGAAGCTGGTCGTGAGTGACGATGATCTGCGGACGCTGCAGCTGGCGTTTGAGCAGTTCGGAACCCCGGCGCTGATCGAGGCGTTGGCGGCCCAAATCAAGGAACTCAATACTCCCACCGATAAAACTGAATAACTATTATGGCAATGACTGACGAAGAGAAACAGCAGATCAAACAGGAGGTCCTCGCCGAGATCGAGTCTTCCTCCATTGGCGTAACAGAGCTGGAAGAGGTATCCTCTCTTTCCGGAGTCAACTCACTGCCGGCCATGTCGGGCGCAAAGGTTGTGCGTGTGCCAATCTCTCTGTTGTCGAAGCCGGCCGAAGATGCTGCGGCCCGTGTTAACGAATTGATCGAGCGGGCGGATTCGAAGTTCAATGAACTCAATTCGCTGACGGATTCTACAAAGAATGCGGCAGAGTCGGCCACGAAAGCCACTGCAGATGCAGAGGCCGTGACGAAAAAGGCGACAGAAGCGTTGAGTAGCCTGAATGGTGTCGCCGGAGAACTGCGCGGGACCGTTGTCAACGTGAATCGCGTGCTGAACACGACTTCCTCATACGAGGACGTGGTCGCTGCGGCAAACGCCTTGGTAGCGGCTGGGATTACGGCGGCCCAGCAGGATGGCGTCGTGCTGATTTTCCGAACGGCGAAGGGCTGGACGTGTAAGCAGTTCACCGGGGACCCGACCTCCCAATTCACGACGGCCGGCAATTGGCGGAGCTTTGGAGGTGGTTCCGGAAGTGGCAGCGGGTTCTACAACGTGACGCTCGAGCAGCCTCTGGCCGAGGGGTTCTACACGCTTGAGACGGCGGTTGCAGCCTTGGCAAACGCGGAGGTTGAAGACGACGGCAAGCGGGGTATGATCATCACGTTCGAAGCTGCGGCCGGAGATTGGCGCGAATATCGCTTCACGGCGACGAGCATTGATTCATTCCTCACTCCTGCAGGATGGGAGGAGTACGGAGCCAAGGGCGCAGTCAAGCAGGTGACCTTCAACGGCGAGAAGCTGACCCCGGATCCAACCGGCAATATTTCGCTGAATGTCGACGTGCCGGAGACCGATGAGACGCTCGATTCGGAGAGTACGAATCCGATTCAGAATGCGGCGGTAGCAGCAGCGATCGGCCGGATCGAGGCGAATACCGTGTTCTCGATGGGCGCCGAGGTGAGTGATGACGAGAGCACGGTTCGACTGACCCTGAACAACAAGAGCGGGGCCGAAATTGCCTCGGTTGACATCCCGGCCGGGAGCGGAGGCGGCGGTGGTGATGCTTCCGCCACAAAGATCGTACTTAATGCGTCCGTAGACAAGGCGATTGTCAAGGAGGGCGATTCTGCCCGGCTCACGTATACGTATGACCACCAGTATAGCGCCGGCGATGAAAAGGGCGAATCCACGGGCCAGAAGGCGACGATCACGCTAACGCTGCTCCGCGGCTCTGCGACGTTGTACACGCAGAGCATTCAGAACGTCGGCAAAGGAAGCTATACCTTTGACCTCGGGCCATACCTGGCTGTAGGCACCACGGACATCTACGTGAAGGCCACGACTACCGATCCGGCTTCTGGCCGGCAGCAGACCAAGCAGGGCTATGTGAGCGTTCGGGTGGTGACGCTGTCTCTGTCGAGCAGCTATAATCTGGCGTCGTCGATTGCCGCCGGCGGATATGCAGCCAGCGATACGGCGACCATCCCGTTCGCGGTCAGCGGGTCGGGAACGAAGATCGTCACGATGTATCTGGATGGTGTCCAGAAGGACAGCCGGGAGGTGAGCAAATCCGGTACCACCAACGGCAGCTTCACTATTTCGATGATCGGCCTTGCTGCCGGGCGCCATACGGTACAGATGGTTGCGGAGATGGAAGCAGACGAATCGCTGACGCTGAAGTCGGAGAGCGTCTACATCGACTTCCTGAAGGCGGGTTCATCGGCTCCCTTCATCGGAACGATGATGCGCTTTGCCGATGGCCGGATCTTCTCCTCGGCCGAATATCGCACCCCGCGCATCTCCGTTGGGCAGTACGAGCAGCTGTCGTTCGAGTTCGTGGTATACGATCCGAACACGACTCCCGCAACGATGTCCGTTTTCCGGGACGACACGAAGACGCAGACGGTGAGTGTCCCCAGAACAGTCCAGCAGTACGTGAATCGATTCACGGCGCAGGAACAGGTCGAAATGATGTTCCTGTGCGGTTCTACGTCGTACCTGTTCAACGTCGACGTCACCGCCTCGGATATCGATATCTCGGAGGCAACGGACGCTCTTGCGCTGAAGCTGTCGGCCGCCGGTCGAAGCAACACCGAATCGAATCCGGCTGAATGGAGTTACGGTGACGTTCGAACGACGTTTGAAGGGTTTGACTGGAACAGTTCGGGCTGGACAGGAGAGACGCTGAAGATGATGAATGGGGCCTCGATCGAGATCGGGTTCCGGCCGTTCGCGGCAGATGCTGCGACCACTGGCGCCACCTACGAATTCGAGCTGAACTGCTCGAACGTCACCGAGCGTGAAGGCGAGATCCTCTCCTGCTTGGCCAACGGCATCGGGTTCCGCATGACGACGCAGGATGCCTCGATGACTGCTTCTGCCGGCACGTCGGTGAGCACGAAGTTCGCGGCCGACATGGATCTGCATATCGGCTTTGTCGTGCAGCAGAAGAGCGGCACTCGCCTGATGGAGCTTTACGTGAACGGCATCCGCTGCGGAGCCAAGCAGTACGCCACTTCGGAGAGCTTCCTGCAGGAGACGCCGGCGACGATCTCGGTTCGGTCCGATGCGGCCGATGTCGAACTGCGCTCGATTCGCGTGTATGAGAAGGCTCTGACGGATGACGAGATGCTGTCGAACTTCATCGTCGACCGCACGACCACCGATGAGATGGTCTCGCTGTTCGAGAACAACGAGGTGATGGATGACGAAGGCCTGTCCGTCGATATCGAGAAGCTGCGTGCGAAAGGGAAAAGCGTCATCCGGATCGTCGGCGACGTGGATCTGGTCAATCAGACAAACAACAAGAAGTTCGAGGTGCCTGTCGACGTCTACTTCTACTCGGCCTACGGCCCCGAATATGACTTCATCGCTCAAGGAGTCGGCCTGCGCATACAGGGTACGTCCTCAACAACGTACCCCCGCAAGAACTATCGGCTCTATTTCGACCGGGCGGATAAGTATGGAACCACGCTGACCGTGAATGGATCTCCCGTCCCAGACTTGAGCTACTCGTTCAAGCCAGGTGCGAGACCGGTCAAGATATTCTGCCTGAAGGCGGACTTCTCCGACTCTTCGTCGACGCACAACACGGGAGCAGTGCGGCTGGTGAATGACGTCTGGAAGAAGTGCGGATTCCTGACGCCCCCGCAGGCTGCATATCAAGGAGAGTACGACGTGCGCATCGCGATCGATGGATTCCCGTGCGACGGATTCTACGATGAGGATGGGAGCGGCACGAACGGATATCTCGGCAAATTCAACTTCAACAACGAGAAGTCCGAAAGCCATCAGGTATACGGATTTGAGGGCATCGAGGGCTTCAACGATGAAGAGGCGCTGGCCGGCGGCCGCAACAAATGCATCTGTCTTGAGTTCCTGAACAACAGCAAACCGCTCTGCTTGTTCGCGACAGACGACATGTCCGAATTCGACGATGCACTGGAATTCCGCTACAAGGCCGACACGGTATGGGCGGATGCGCATGAGGAAGACCGTGCGGCCGTACAGCGGTTGTGGAGTTGGGTCTATTCGTGCAAGGATGACCCGGAGCGCTTTGCTGCAGAGGTGTCGCAGTATTTCGACGTCAATTCGCTGTGCGCATGGTACCTGTTCACCGATTACTTCATGGCTGTGGACCAGCGGGCCAAGAACATGATGCTTGCCACCTGGGATGGGCTGAAGTGGTATTTCCTGCCTTACGACGCCGACACAATCCTCGGCGGCCGTAACGATGCTATGCTGGCCTACGACTATACGATCACCGAGGAGACCTACGACGACAGCATCGGGTCCTATGCCTTCGCCGGGCACGACAGCGTGCTGTGGAAGCTCGTGCGGGAGGCTTTGTCCGACAAGCTGATGGAGACGGCAGCCACGATCCGCTCGAACATGAGCACGGAGTCGGTGCTGGAGGTGTTCAACGTCGAGCAGATGGGAAACTGGTCGGAGCGCATCTACAACAAGGACGGCTACTTCAAGTATATCCAGCCCCTGATCGAAGGTGTTCAGACGACCGAGGGAACGAAGTTCTATGACTATCTCTACGCTCTGCAGGGTAGTCGCTATGCTCACCGTGTTTTCACGATCAAAAACCGATTCGCGCTGCTCGATGCGATGTACGTCGCCGGAACCTACCGCTCGGACAGCTTCACGGCTTACTTCGGTTATGCTTTCAGCGGTGACAACCGGAAGATCAAAATCACGTCCAGCGAGCGGTACTATTTCGGCTACGGCTATACGAGCGGCACGCCGCACCAGAGCGCTGTGCTTGCACCTGAGGCCGGGAGCCAGATATTCCTGACGCTCGATACGGACCTCATCGTCAACGACCCGCAGTACATTTACGGAGCGAGCCGCATTCGGGAGCTTGACCTCACGGACGTGAGCCATGCGCTGCTGCAGACCCTCAACCTGAACAACTGCACCGCACTGCGAGTGCTCGATGTGAGCTGCTCGGCCGGGCAGAGTACGCTGAACGCGCTGTTGGTCGCCGGCTGCAAGAACCTCCGCAGCCTCAACATGAGCGGGCTGCAGTCGCCCAGCTTCACGGCGCTCGATCTGAGCGCCAACAGCAAGCTCGAGACGTTCAGAGCTTCGAAGAGCGCTCTGACTGGTGTGACCTTCGCCCAGGGCTCGCCTCTCGCCTCGGCCGTTCTGCCGGCTACGATTCAGACGCTCGAGCTGCGCTATCTGGCCAAGCTGAGCAACGCCGGGCTCACGCTGGAGGGGACGTCGAACATTACGCGACTGGTTGTTGACGGTTGCGCATTGATCGACTGGAAGCAGCTGTACGACCGATGCGCCAATGTGAAGTATCTGCGCGTCACAGGCGTGAATATGGAAGGAGACGGGGCTCTTCTGCGGAACCTGCTGTCGATAGGCGGCGTCGACGAGGCCGGAGGTAACACCCCGACGTGTCGGCTCGTGGGAACCTACCGGCTGACGAACTATCTCGAGGACGCTCTCTACGAGGAGCTGCGCGAGCATTTCCCGGAGCTGAATATCATCCAGCCCGAGTGGACGTGTATCGAGTTTGATGATTCCGTGCTCGACGGGCGCAATATATCGAATCTCGACAATCACACAGGCTATGCCTACGACAATGACTACGTGCCCAGCGCTCACATCTCGAAGATTCTCGCCCAGCGCCATCGGGTTTTGGGCAAGAAGACGGCGGAGGGTGAGGTGACGATCTGCCAGCTCCACGATGAGAACTCGAACTACTATGCGGATGCGGAGGATCCGGCGCTGGCAACCCCGGCGGTCCTTACCGGAGCCGAAGGAGACGTCTGGATGTTTGAGCCGCATTACTGGTATAAAGGCGTGAACGACCTGTTGAATCAAAAGAAATATTCGTTCTTCAGTTCGAACGCGGAGTGCCCTGTCGTCGATGGTCAGTACGTCAAGCTCGAGAAGGACGACCTCGAGGTCGTTGAAGGCATGGCGATTCGGATCGGCGAAGAGTATGAGACACTGGAAGAGGCGGCGACGGCCGTGCCGGCAGATTCATATTGCGCTGTCGACATTCCGGCCGGCGGATATCGTCAAGCCCGATTCCCGTCGCTTTCGTCGGCGGCTTACGGTGGCGTCTGGCTGGACTCTGCGGGAAGAATTCTCGGCAGAATGCGAGCGACCTCAAGTGCCGGTATCCTGAACGGGATGTACCTCTTCGCTCCCATACCGGAAGGTGCGGTTAGACTGGCCTTCACGATTGTCAATGCAGCAGATTTCGACTATGTCCTGTTTACGACAAGCGACAAGGTTGAGGCGATCGAGCCTGACTGGTGTGAGCATACGGAATGTCTTACAGCGGTATATGAGGCCTTGCTTCAGGATGACCTCGTGAAGTCTGTTTCCGGAGAGATCAGTACCGGATCCGTCTCGCAGGGCGATCTCATGATCTATGCGTCAAACTCCGGCCCTGGGTTTCAGTTGATCGACTGGGATATGCATAAGGACGTCGCCAACCTGTTCTACGCGAAATACGGAACCCGAGATTCGCAGGGGCAATGTGGATACGGCCAGAGCTCTTATACGAAGCGGAGTGGGTTGACGAATCTGTTGGGAATGCGGGATACGATCAACCCGGAAAACAAGACCTCAGGAGCCTATTATTACGAGGGTGATACGCTGAAGGACATTCTGTCGACCAACGTCATGGGCTACGAGTGTTGGCAGGGAAACAAGGCCGAATGGATGGGCTATTTAACGGTAAACAAGGAAAAGGCTAACGGCCGCTGGACTATCGAAACGCCCGGGCGCCCCCCGCGCGAAGTGCAAGGTATTGCTGTGTTTACTGAGTATTGGCCGGCGAATATGGTGCACGGCCGCTATATGGATATCATTGTTGCTCGAGGCGGCGGATCTGAAACGTCTGGATATTACGACTGGCAAAACGTATCAGGATCCACAGCCCGTGTGGTCTATCGGTCGAACAACAATGCGAACGCGGGTGGCGGCGTGTCGTGCGAGCTACGGTTCGTCGAACACGTACGCGAGCATCGGGTCTCGGCTCGCCTTCAGAGGGCAAATCGTCAAAGCGACGAGCGTCAGCGAGTATAAAGCGTCACCCAGCGTCGAATGACGCTGGGTATGAAAAGTGGCGTAAGCCACTCGAAAATTTTTTGAAAATGCCAAAAACGGTTTTGTGATGAAGATTTTACTATTTTTGTGTCCTCAAAGAAGGTGGATTCCCCCGTAAGCCCGTGTGGTCTATCGGTCGAACAACAATGCGAACGCGAATGGCGGCGTGTCGTACGCGAACACGAACAACGATTCGTCGAACACGAACGCGAACATCGGGTCTCGGCTCGCAAACAATGAAAGGACGCAAGGATTCGGAAGTTGGCCTACTGCACAGGAACGGGTTTCCCACGCAGCGCCAAGGGGGATGAGCCTCGCCAGCAGCGGCCAAGGCCGGAAAGGCGAAACACACAGCGTCGGGTAGAGTTTGGTAGGGTCCTCGGATCTCGAAGAAGTCAGGCCCAAGGAATTGAAGGCATCATGCTATGCGAAGAGATGGACACGTTATCGAGGAGATCGTCTCGGTGGAGAATATGGAGGCATCGTTCAAGGCGGTGCTTCGAGGTAAACATCGAAAGACGAGTCGTGTCGGCCGGCTCTTGATCGCAAACAAAGATGCCGTGATTGCCGAATTGCAACGGCGGATCTCGGATGGATCCTACCGGGTAAGCGGCTATCGGGAAATGCACATTGTGGAAGCCGGCAAGTCCAGAACGATTCAGGTGGTCCCCCTGAAGGATAGGATCGCCGTCAATGCGATTATGAGGGTGGTTGATGAACACCTGCACGGGCGCTTCATCAGGACAACCTCTGCGTCGATTCGCAATCGTGGAATGCATGATCTGCTCGGATATATCCGCCGGGATATAGCCGAAGACCCGGACGGAACTCGTTTCTGTTATGCGTTCGATGTGCGAAAGTTCTACGAAAGCGTGGATCAGCAGGTGGCCGTGGATGCCGTTCATCGCGTGTTCAAAGATCGTTTGCTGCTTGGCATGCTCGAAGGGTTCATCCATCTGATGCCTCACGGCTTGAGCATGGGGCTTCGTTCGTCGCAAGGGCTGGCAAACTTGGTGCTGTCGATCCATCTCGATCACGTTTTGAAAGATCGATATGGTGTTCGCCACTTCTACCGATATTGTGATGACGGCCGCATATTGGCCGGGACGAAAAAGGAGTTGTGGCGTGTGCGAGATGCCGTCCACCAGTGCATTGAATCGATCGGATTGGAGGTGAAGCCGAACGATCGGATCTTCCCGATTGAAGAGGGTATTGACTTCCTCGGCTATGTGATCTATCCTGATCACGTCGGGCTTCGCAAGCGAAACAAGCAGACGTTCGCTCGAAAGATGCACGAGATCGAGAGCAGAACCCGGAAGCGTGAACTGATCGCATCTTTTTATGGGATGACGAAACACGCAGATTGTCGAAGGCTTTTCAAACAACTAACAGGTATAGATATGAAAAACTTTAAGGATTTGGGTGTCAGCTACACGCCTGCAGATGGAAAGAAACGCTTTAAAGGTGCGGTGATTTCCATTCGAGAACTGGTGAATACCCCCATTGTTGTCCATGACTTCGAAACAGGCATCAAGACGGAACAGGGCGACGACCGATGTATTGTCCAAGTCGAGCTGAACGGCGAGATGCGTAAGTTCTTTACTAATTCTGAAGAGATGAAGAACATCCTTCAGCAGATACGCGAGATGCCGGACGGGTTTCCTTTTGAGACGACAATCAAATCGGAACGCTTCGGCGTGAACAAAACGAAGTATATATTCACCTGATAACATGAGAGTCCAAGGAAGTTCAGAAGTCGCACCTATCGAGTGCGTCCATCCGCGGAAGAACCGGTGGCGAATCCGATGGGATGTCCGGAAGGAAGAGGACGGCTCGACCACATACGAAGAGGCTGAGTTTGACCATCGGCCATCGGATGAAGAGATCCGCTCAACCATCATCGCGGCGTACAACCGTCAGGTTGACGAGGCGATTCTTTCCGGATTTCAGTGGGATGGAGCCCAGGTGTGGTTGACGGGTGAGAACCAGTTCAACTACAAAGCAGCGTTCGATCTGGCCGTCCAAACGAATGGAGCGAACCTTCCGGTCGTGTTCAAGTTCGGTACCGATGAAAAGCCGGAGTACCGAGAGTTCTCGACCGTGGAAGACCTCAAGGCCTTTTATACAGCCGCCCTGTCTCACGTCCAGAAGGAGCTGACCAAAGGCTGGGAAGCCAAGGATGCGATCGATATCGAGCGATACCACATTTAAGGAAGCCCTCTCGGGGGAAGGGCAAAAAGAAATCCCCCGGCCTGTTAGTAAGTCCTCTTGCCTACGTACTAACACAAAGGCGCCTAACCGCACGACCGGGGGAATACCCACAATCGCGGTTGGGCGTTTTTTTGTGTTGTAGAGTACGTAAGTAAGAGGATGTGCAAAGATACGGATTTTAATTGAAAAGCAAAATGAGAACACCGATTTCATATTACGGCGGCAAGCAGACTATGCTCAAGCACATCATGCCGCTGATACCTGCCCACAAGATCTACACGGAGGCATTCTGCGGAGGCGCCGCAGTGCTGTTCGCTAAGCGGCCGGCCGAAGCAGAGGTAATCAATGACATCAACATGGAGCTGACGAACTTCTACTGGATGGCGAAGGTTTGTTATCCTGAGTTGAAGGAACAAATCGAGAAGACGCTGCACAGCCGTGACGTTCATGCTCACGCGGCGCACATTAACACCTACCCGCAGTTCTTCACTCCAGTCGAGCGCGCCTGGGCCGTCTGGGCGCTATGTAAGATGTCGTTCGCCTCGATGATGGATGGGACGTTCGGGTACGACTTTGGAGGAATGATGCCCAAGAAATTGCGCAATGCGAAGGATGAATTCACAGAGCAGCTCTGTACTCGACTCGAGCGGGTGACGATCGAGAACCGAAACGCACTCGATGTTATCGCCTGCTACGATGCCCCGGAGGCCTTTCATTTCGTCGATCCTCCCTATGTGAACTCGGACTGCGGCCATTACGAGGATACGTTCAACGAGCAGAATATGGAACAGCTCCTTCGTCTGCTCGAGACGGTGAAGGGGAAGTTTATGCTGACGATGTTTCCCTTCGACATGATCGACCGATTCGCCCAACGAAACGGGTGGATTATTCACCGCATTGAGCGAACTATTAGCGCCTCGAAGTCAAGTCGCCGCCGGCAGGAGGAATGGATGGTTTGCAACTATGAGGAGCGGGCGCAGGGTTCGCTGTTTTTGTGA